TTGCCCGCTTGCGGTTGGTGCGTGTAGAGTTATCGCATCGGCTCAGCCGAGCAGAAGTAGTTCATCTCGATAGCCGATAAGGCAGGAGCATCAAATGGCAAAGCAAGTTCTCACAAACGTGGCAGTCACCTTCGGTACTGCTAACACCGATATTTCCCAGTATGTAGGATCAATTACTTTGTCCACGACTGCTGCGGAAGTTGCGACTACAGCAATGGGTTCTTCAGCTGTCACACGCATCCAAGGTTTGATCGATAACTCGATCACACTTGAGCTGCATCAGGACTACCCAACGATCGAGAAGTTGTTCTACGATGCGTTCGTTGCTGGTACTGCTGTGCCAATGACTGTGAAGCCAAACGGGACTGCTGCTGCTTCGTCTTCGAATCCCTCGTATGCATTCAATGCTCTCCCAGTTTCCTGGACACCTGTCGCAGGTGCTGTGGGCGACCTTGCTGTGGTGAGCATCACCTACCCGATCTCTGGTGCAATCACCAAGACTGGTACCGGCGCATAGTTTCAACATAACAACCCTTACCTGCGGAGGTATATATGAAGATTGCACTTGAATTGACGAGTGCGCTTGACGGCAAGTCACGAACCATTGTTGCTGCGTTCCCAGACTTCATTGCGTTTGAGAACAAGTTCAATCGAAGTGTTGCCAAGTTTGAAACAGAACTCACGTTGACTGACCTTGCGTATTTGGGTTGGCATGCTGAGCATCGTTTGAAGAAGACTGGCCTTGACTTTGAATCATGGTGCGATGAGATTGAATCGCTTGAAGTGGGAGATGCTGCTGAAGCAGTGATCGTCCCTTTGGAGATCAGTCAGCCCACTGGATGATCGCGTACCTGTCTTGCGAGACAGGTATTGCACCATCAGTGTTGCTGGCAGAATCACCACGAATGATCTTCACAATGCTCGCCTATCTTCGTTGGAGAGCAATTCATCTGAAGAGGTAGTCTGAGCCAATGGCAATCAACAACGCAATCGGTCGAGCAGGCTCAGTTGCTTTCACTCCTGCTGGGAACAGCAGCGTTGAGATTGTTGGTATCACTCAGTTCATTCGTGACCTAGCCAAGACCGATCAGAACTTCAGGAAAGAAGCCAACAAGGCTTCCACTGCGATTGCCAATTTGTTGGTTGTGGCCGCCAAGTTTGAGGCAGGTTCAGTGACCCGTAACCGTCAGGCAACTGAGGTCATGAAGGGTATGCGAGCTAGGACATTCAACTCGTTGCCTGCTGCGGTTCTGTCTACGAAGTCGGGGTTTGTTTCCAAGTCCCGTCCGAACCGTAAACGCAAGCGCAAGGTGACCAGGGGTGACGTGTTCTTTGGTGCAGAGTTCGGTGGTGCTAGAACCCCGAAGACCCAGCAGTTCCTTCGGCATCGAGGCAAAGCAGGCTACTTCTTCTGGCCTACCGTTAGGAAGCACAAGAAGGATATTGCCAAAGAATATCTTGATGCCATTGACCGAGTTCTGAAACAGTTGGAAGATACTAGGGTGCAGGAAGCCGCAGCCCGTAAGGCTTTGGGTGGGGTTTACCAACAGACCGATACTGGCATTGTTTTCGTTCCAGACTGATAGTTGACTTCGGCTGGGATTCCACTACCCTCAAGGGTAGGGAGGTGGTCATGGCGGTTCTGTTCAAGAATGTGAAGTCAATTTATCCGAAGCCCTTGGCTTCGTCTTGGGAGCAGCTGCGTGACTTGTTGGCGTTCCATGAGGAGAACGCTGCGAAGACTGATGGCGCGTTGTGGTCACCGGTTGAGTATTACCCAAGCACCACTCGTGGGAATCGCAATGTGCGGTTCATTGAGGCGTTGGTGGTGGACATGGACGGTGAGTCGTTCCGTGAGGCAAGGCTTGATGGGTTGGAGTGGTTTGCGTATTCGACGTATTCGCATTCTGATTCTGATCCTCACTATCACTTGGTCTTGCCTTTGGCTGAGCGTGTGCCTGCTTCATTGTGGCGGGCTGTGTGGCAGGGGTTGCATGAACGGTTGAACCTTGTTGGTGACCCACAAACGAAAGACCCTGCACGGTTGTTCTATTTGCCTCAGCATGCACCAGGTCAAACCTTTGAGTTCCATGAGGGTCATGGTGTGTTGTTGGATACTGATTTCAGTTTTGATGTTGTTGAGCAACCTCGACCGATCAAGTCTCGGGAGGTGCGTCAGCCTCGTGCGCGTCGCCATGAATCGTATCTGTTGAGCGAAGAGTTCTGGAATGAACCTGCGAAGGTTTGGTCGTGGACAGGTTTGGAAGGTGCTGAGAAGTGGCAGGCGGCTGCAACAGAGTTTCGTGCTTTGCGTCAGCGGTTGGAGGCAGGCGAGTAGAATCGGCGCATGGCTGGTGAACGCACATTCGTTGTCAAGTTTATTGCTGATGTAAGTGATGCGACTACTGGCGTTGGCAAGATGGCTAGAAGTTTCTCAGGTTTGTCAGCGAACTTGGAGAAGGGTGTTGCCAGGTCGCTGAAGAATCTGATCCCGTCGTTCAGGACGATGGCGATTGCTGGTACTGCTGCGGCTGGTGCTGTTGCTGCGGCTTCGTTCAAGTTGGTGCAACAGGCATCAAATCTTGAAGAGTCCCAGTCAAAGGTGAACACGGTGTTCAAGAACTCGGCGTTCATTGTTGACAACTTTGCGAAGACTTCAGCATCGTCATTCGGTATCACGAAGCAGGCTGCGTTGGAGGCTGCTGGTACTTTCGGTAACTTGATCCAAGCGTTCGGCATTGGTGAGGGTGAAGCCGCAAACATGTCGGTCACATTGGTTTCGTTGGCTGCTGACTTGGCTTCGTTCAACAACACTCCGATTGAGGAAGCAATCATGGCGTTGCGTTCAGGTTTGTCCGGTGAGGCAGAACCGTTGAAGCGTTTCGGTGTGGCCATCAACGATGTGCGCCTCAAACAAGAAGCATTCAATATGGGATTGTATGACGGCAAGGGTGCGCTCGACATCACCGCCAAGACTCAGGCCGCCTATGCGTTGATTCTCAAAGACACGAACCTGGCTCAAGGTGACTTCTCTCGAACCTCGGAAGGGTTTGCCAACCAGATGCGCATCTTGCAGGCTTCGTTGTCTGATGCCGCAACCGAGGTTGGGTTGGTGTTGTTGCCTTACTTCAAAGAGTTTGTGAACTTCATCAACGACAACATTGTTCCTGCGATCACAGCGTTTGCTGAGAACCTTGGTGAGAAGGGTGTTGGTCGAGCGTTTGAGTTTGCGATTGCTGCTATGGGTGACTTCGGTATCAAAGCGATTGAGGTAATGAAAGGTGCGTACATTGCCACGCTTGAGTTCTTGCGCAGTTTGGCTGATGTCATTGAGAAGTTGGGTCAAGTTGGAGTCATTGCTAGTGCAGCGTCATTCAACGCTGTTGGTGCATTCAAGTCTCTTGCTGTTGGTGTAACGGCCAGCAACATCGGTGACCGTATTGATGAGCAACTTGCTGGCGCGGATCAACTGTTCTTGGATTTGGCTAACGGTGTGAGGACGGCACGGTTGGAGTTGGATGCGTTGAAGTTTGCCAGCAACAGGACTACTGAGCAGCAGGTTCGGAACGCTGAGCGTGTTGGCAAAGTCATTCGGACTGGTATCAAAGAGGAAGAGGACAAGGACAAGGCGACAACTGGTGCGGCTAAGGCTGTGGAAACTGCGAAGCAGAAGTTGGAGAAGTACACGGATGCGATGCGTTCTTCTACCAAAGCATCGAAGGCGTTTACTGATGCACAGAAGGATTCCAAGCGGGCTAATGAGGCGAAGGCTCAGGCTGATGCTGATCTAGCCACAGCGCAGGCAAGGTTGGTGCAGGTGACCGCTGGGTTTGGTGCTGATTCACCGGAGGCGAAAGCAGCTGCGTTGGCTTTGGATAAGGCTCAGCGTGGGGTTGAGCGGGCTGGGTATCGGATTGAGCAGGCGACGTTTGCTGTGAAGGATGCTGAGTTGGAGTTGGCGAAGGTTCGTAAGGATCCTGAGTCTTCTCCTCAGGCTATTCGTGAGGCTGAGATTGCGTTGGCTGAGGCGAAGTTGTCGTTGAAGGATGCGACTGATGATCAGACTGATGCGACTGGTGAGTTGAAGGATCAGCAGCAGTTGTTGAATGAGGCTGTGTCTGGTGCGACTGATGGTAGTAAGGCTTATGAGGAGGCGTTGCTTGCGGTCAATGATGCGAAGGCTAAGCAGGCTGAGGCGGTTGATCGTGTGGCTGATGCGATTGATCGTGAGGCTGAGGCGCAGGAGCGTTTGAATGATGCGATTGCGAAGCAAGGTGAGTTGGCGAAGTTGTATCCGAAGATCGCAGCCAACAATCCGATGGCAACATTCGCGGGTTCTATCCCTTCGACGGTGGCTGGGAATGCTGCTGCTGCGACGTTTGCTGATAATCCTGGGCAGGTAAACATCTCGGTGAATGCTGGTTTGATTTCTAGTCCTGATCAGGTGGCTCAGGAGATTCAGGATATTCTGAATCGTCGTGCTAGGAACAATGGAGGGAACCCGTTTACGGGGACATTCGGCTGATGGCGAAGGTGATGAAGTGGGGGGAAACGGTCAAGGTGTTGTTGGATGTTGGCTTTCTTGCTGACGCTTTCACACTTGATTCATCTTTACTTGATGGCACTGATGTGCTGGATGGTTCCACAGACTTTGTGGATATCACCGAATATGTTCAATCGGTCAACATCAATCGTGGTCGTGCAACCCAGTTGGATACTTTCAACTCTGGAACATTGAGCATCGTTGCAGATGACAAGGCTTCAGGCCGCCAGTTTGATCCACTGAATACTGACTCGTCTTGGTATCAGGGTTCGTTGGGTATTGCTCCACGTCGCCAGGTGCAGGTGTATGGTGGCACCGCTGGCACAGCTGCGATGTACTCGGGATATGTGTACGACCTCAACATCGACTATGCCGAACCACAACTCTCAACAGCCACCATCCTCGGTGTCGATGCGTTAGCCCAACTATCACAAACGACACTCACAGGATTCACCCCATCGGCTGAACTCACCTCAGCCCGAGTCAACACCATTCTGAACAGGAGTGAGGTGGCTTGGTCTACGGCGTTGCGGTCGATCTCTACTGGTGTGGCAACGTGTGGCACGGTTGCCTATGAGGATTCGACGAATGCGTTGGCTGCTTTGCAGGCTGTGCAGTTCGCTGAGGATGGTCGTTTGTTTGCTGACCGTTCTGGGAACATTAACTTTGATGCGCGTGTGTCCACTTCGTTTGGGACGGCTGTGGCAAGTCTTGGTGGTACTGCGACGGGTGCTATTCCGATCCAGTCGTTGTCAAACATTTATGGTGCCGAGACGGTGGTGAACCGTGCCACGGTACAGATATCTGGTGGCACGGTGTCGAGTGTGGCGAATGGTACGGCCAGCCAAACAGAGTACGGAATCAAGACTTTCTCGTTGACTGACATCCCGTTGGATACAGCTGCGGCTGGGTCGGCTTTGGCTACGAACCTGGTTGGTAGGTTCAGTGAGCCGGAGGTGAGGTTCTCGGAGGCTTCGGTTCTGGTCAACATGTTGACGGCTGCACAACAGGAACAGATCGCAGCTTTGG